CTTTGATATTTCTCCGGCGGAGTTTTTATAGTGACCGTTATGGATATTTTCTGGAAGGGCATGAGTACTTTATATTACTGCTGTGGAACTTTAACTCCTTTCGGCATAGCATTAATCTCATGTGCGTCAAAAGTATTCGTGTTCTTCCAGAAAGTATTTTTAAGTCGGCAGAGAATAGTATTAAAAAGGAATGAAAGATAATGAGAAGAAATCGAAAAATAAATGAAAACTCTGCTGAAAAAAATCCGAGGAAAGCATTAACGCCGGAAGCAAGAGAAAAACAGATGATAAATCTCGCTGTTAATCTTGCCGAGAAACAGCTGATAGAGGGAACAGCATCATCGCAAGTAATAACACATTTCTTAAAGCTTGCCACGATGAAAGAACGCAAAGAACTTGAGATTCTTGAGGCTCAGAAGATACTGATGGATGCAAAAACCGAAAATCTAAAATCGGCAAAGCGCTCTGAAGAATTATATGCAGAGGCGTTAAAGGCGTGGGGACGATACAGCGGCAATACGGAAGAGGATGATGCATCTGATGATTATTAGAAGATATTCTGAGTTGATAACGTTACATAGTTTCGAAGATAGACTCAATTACCTAAATCTGCAAGGTTTGGTCGGAGAAGAAACATTTGGTTGTCATAGATATTTAAATCAAATGTTTTATCGTTCATATGAATGGAAACGCATAAGGGACACAGTGATCATAAGGGATATGGGAAAAGATTTGGCTATGGACGGTTATGAGATATATGGGAAAATTCTTGTGCATCATATGAATCCGTTAAGTAAAGATGATATCATAAGCGCTAACGATCTGGTTATAAATCCTGAGTATCTTATAACAACATGTAAGGCAACGCATGATCTAATTCATTATGGAAATCCACAAAGTATTACTAAGATATCTGTAAGAAAACCTAACGATACTTGTCCTTGGAGGAAATGATGGCACGATATGGAGTAATAACAGATTGTATAAAGGCAAATATGTATGCTGAGCCTAGTTCTGATTCTGAGATAATAGGTTCACTTCCGTTTTTAGAGCGGGTCTTGATAATAGGCAATGACATTAATATGATTCGTGTTTGCGCATCTTCAGGGGCGGAAGGGTATGTTAGTAAAGCATTCATACAAGAGGCACGAGGATAGCAAATGGAAACGATACTTACATCTATTAAATTGTTACTCGGGATTACAGAAGAACAAACAGAGTTTGATATGCAGTTGATTATGCATATTAACTCTGTATTTTTAATTTTAAATCAGATTGGGATAGGACCTGATACGCCATTTACTATAGTGGCCGGTTCTGAATCATGGGATGATTTTAGTGACGATATTGATGAGATATCCGCTGTAAAAACATATGTATATTTGAAAGTAAAACTAATGTTTGACACAACGACGGTCGGATCAGCAACGATAGAGTCGATTAATCGTCAGATTTCAGAACTTGAATGGAGACTTAATGTCCAGGTTGATCCCGGCGATAATTAATTTGGAGGATACGATGAGTGGACTTTATTTATATAACATTGGTACATACCCATGTGAATGCCTATCGCATTCCGGTGTTATCGGAATGAAGTGGCATGTTAGGAGATTTCAAAATGCAGACGGAAGCCTCACACCGGCCGGCAGAGCAAGATACGGCAGCAAAAGCAACACAGTGCGCTTGTCAGAAGAAGCCAAGCCTGTAAATGGTCATCAACCGCAGCAAAGTAATAAATCTCCTAGGCATACCACAGTAGATGATAAACCGGTTTCGGAAATGAGTGATCAGGAATTGATTGACAGGATAAATAGGCTAAGCAATGAAAACAGATACAGAGAGCTTACAAAGGCTCCAAAAACAAAAGTTCAGAAATTTATTGAACGTTATGGTAATAGAGTTGCAGATGCTGCATTTGATATAGCGCTTGGCTATGTAAAAGCAAGGGTTAATCAAGAATTAAATGCGAATAGATCAAACAACAAAAAGCCTGGTAATTAAGATATGAGTTTATCGAATACAGAAGTACCTAAATATTACGGTGAATTCAGAAATGCTGTATTGCGCGGTGACATTCCTGTTGGACGAGAGATTGAGATGGAAATGAACAGGATTGACGCCCTTATTGCAAACCCCAATATTTATTATGATGAAAATGCCATTGATGGATGGATCAATTACTGTGAAGGCGAAATGACCCTTACGGACGGTTCTGATTTGCATCTTTTAGATTCATTTAAATTATGGGGCGAGCAAATTTTTGGATGGTATTATTTCGTTGATAGAAGCGTATATGTTCCATCAAAGGATAATCACGGTGGAAGATATGTACGAAAAAGAATCAAGAAGCGCCTTGTAAACAAGCAGTATCTCATAGTTGGGCGAGGTGCTGCAAAATCATTATATGATTCATGCATACAATCGTATTTTCTCAATGTCGACACAACAACTACGCACCAGATAACGACAGCTCCGACCATGAAACAGTCTGAAGAGGTTATGAGCCCGATACGAACTGCAATAACAAGGGCAAAAGGCCCAGTGTTCAAGTTTTTCACAGAAGGCTCTTTGCAGAATACAACCGGAAGCAGAGCGAATCGGCCGATCCTTGCGTCTACTAAGAAAGGCATTGAAAATTTTATGACCGGGTCGTTTATAGAGATACGCCCCATGTCAATAGACAAATTGCAGGGACTTAGAAGTAAAATAGCTACAGTTGACGAGTGGCTTTCCGGAGATACGAGAGAAGATGTAATAGGTGCAATAGAACAAGGTGCGTCAAAGAATGACGACTACTTGATAGTCTCGACAAGCTCAGAGGGAACGGTGCGTAATGGACCCGGCGACACAATCAAAATGGAATTGTTAGACATACTGAAGGGTGAGTATGTAAATCCACACGTTTCAATCTGGTGGTATAAATTGGATGACGTAAGCGAAGTCGGAGACCCTGCAATGTGGTTAAAGGCAAACCCTAATCTTGGAAAAACCGTAAGTTATGAGACATATCAGCTCGAAGTAGAGAGAGCCGAGAAAGTGCCGTCTGCTCGCAATGATATTTTGGCAAAACGATTCGGAATACCGATGGAAGGATATACTTATTTCTTTACATATGAGGAAACTCTTCCGCATAGAAAACGTGATTTTTGGAATTGCCCATGCTCCATGGGTATAGACCTATCTCAAGGAGACGATTTCTGCTCCTTTACACTACTGTTTCCGTTAAGCACAAATGAATTTGGTGTAAAAACGCGTAATTACATATCATCATATACCTTAGCAAAACTCCCCTTGGCAATGAGAACTAAATACGAGGAATTTATAAATGAGGGAAGTCTCATAGTTATGGATGGCACAATACTTGATACCATGGACATTTTTGATGATGTGGACGAATGGATTTCATCGTGTGAATATGACGTTCGCTGCGTAGGATATGACCCGTACAATGCAAAGGAATTCATATCGAGATGGAGCACAGAAAACGGAGAATTCGGTATTGTAAAGGTAATACAGGGTGCTAAAACCGAAAGTGTTCCGCTTGGCGAGATAAAGAAACTAAGCGAAGAAAGAATGCTTTTGTTCGATGAAGAAATTATGACATTTGCTATGGGCAATTGTATAACGCTCGAAGATACGAACGGAAACAGAAAACTTTATAAGAAACGACATGAGGCAAAGATAGACCCTGTATCGGCCTTAATGGATGCGTTCGTAAGCTATAAAGAGAACAAAGATGCTTTTGAATAATAGAGGGAACGTAAATGACACGTGGATTTTTAAAAAAGATACGGCCAGAAAAACTGAATGATACAAGCAAAGAATTTAAGCATTCGGAAGAACCTTACACGTATAAATGCAAAGACGTTGCATTTATTTGTTACGGGGAATCATTTGCGCATTCAGGTGTTCAGGGAATGAAGTGGGGGTACTCTGACGGGCAGAGAGTTGCCGGTAAGAGAACCGCAGCTGATGAACTGGCTGAAGCTGTTAAAAACAAAGATTATGCAACAGTGCAGGACAGAGTTAATAAGCTGCACCAAGATGGTTATTCGCCATATGCGATACAAGCAATTGTTAATGGAATGGATCCAGACGAGGCAATTAAGAAATTCGGAGAGCCTAAAACAGACTCGGAACATAAGAGCGATGAAGATATCGCCACAGATGTTATTAAGGGTAAATATGGTAATGGCGAGGATAGAAAGAAAGCTCTTGAAGCTGCCGGGTACGATTACAAGACCGTTCAGAGCATAGTCAATCAGAGATTGATCGGAAACTCAAGCGGCAAATCTTCAAATAAGGATTCGAATAAGGATTCAAAAGAAACATCGAAAGACAAAACAGATTCAAAGAAAGCAACATATGGTGCTGACAGGAAAGATGTACGTTCAAACAGTTCTGACAATACCGAAGCGCATAAGGCAGTCGCGAAAACATCAGATTCAACTGCTGAGAAGAAAAAGAAAGCAAAAACAAGTGTAGATAGCGCATTATCAAGGATTGGCAATATCGCGGCAGGGACTTTCGAGAATGTTGCGAAGATAATTAGAAGCTAAGGAGAAATTCAAAATGGGAATAATAACGCGATTTAAGCGAGGTTGGAACGCCTTCTTTAACAAAGATCCTACGAAGGAAATTGAACCTGACTATTTAGATAATATCGGTTATAGCTATGGGTATTCTGCAAGACCGGATCGTATGCATTATACACGAGGTAATGAACGTACCATGATAACCTCCGTATACAATCGCATAGCTCTGGATTGCGCATCTATAAGCATTGAACACGTGCGCTGCGATGAAGATGATAGGTTCGTGGAAGAGATAGATTCCGGATTAAACAATTGTCTTAACTTAGAAGCGAATATGGATCAGACAGGCAGAGCATTTATTCAGGATGTAGTTGCTTCAATGTTGGATGAAGGATGCGTTGCAATAGTTCCTACTGACACTACGCTAGATCCGTTAAAGACGAACTCATATGATATTAATTCTATGCGTACAGGGAAAATCCTTGAATGGTTTCCGGCTAAAGTGAGAATGAGTGTATATAATGAGCGAATCGGAAAACATGAAACAATAATGTTACCCAAGAGAACAGTTGCAATAATTGAAAATCCATTTTATGCGGTTTTTAATGAATACAATTCAACGATGCAGAGGCTTCTGAGAAAGTTAGCAATTCTTGATGCCATTGATGAGCAGTCAGGCAGCGGCAAGTTGGATCTTATAATACAGCTTCCATATATAATCAAGACAGAGGCTAAGCGTAAACAGGCGGAACATAGAAGACAACAGATAGAGGAGCAACTTGAAGGCTCTAAATTTGGTATTGCATACACGGATGGTACTGAGCGAATAACGCAGTTAAATCGCCCGGTTGAAAATAATTTAATGGATCAGATTAAATATTTGACTGAGACATTATACAGCCAGCTAAGTATTACACCTGAGATATTAAATGGGACAGCCGACGAGAAGACAATGCAAAATTATTACGACAGGACCATCGAACCGATTGTTGCTGCAATTGTGAATGAAATGAAGCGCAAATTCCTTACAAGTACGGCGAGAACGCAAAAGCAAACCATAAAATATTTTAGAGATCCGTTCAAGCTCGTTCCAGTTACAGAACTTTCTGAGCTTGCCGATAAACTCACGAGAAATGAGATAGTGACAAGTAATGAGATTCGCCAGATTATAGGTCTTAAACCGGCGGATGATCCAAAAGCAGACCAATTGGTAAATAGCAATATTAATCAGCCGATAGATGTTTCTTCTATGATTCCTTCGACTGATACCGAAAAAGAAAAAACGGAGGATCTACCGGACCTTCCGTTAGAAGAGGCTGTTCAGCCTCTTGATTTATAAAGGAGGAAATCGGTACAAATGAACGATAATAAATACGATTTTTCCGGATGGGCAACCAAGAACGATATGGAATGCGCAGACGGAAGAGTCATTAGACGCGATGCCTTTAAGCATTGTGACGGCAAAGTAGTTCCGCTTGTGTGGAATCATGATCATTCAAGTCCCGAAAATATACTTGGAAATGCTAGGCTTAAGAACACTCCGGAAGGTATATATGCATATTGCAGCCTTAATAACACCGATGCTGCTAATGTAGCAAGGACGCTTCTTAAACATGGAGATATTAACTCGCTTTCAATCTTTGCAAATCATCTTAACGAAATTCAAAATGGATATGGAAAAGATGTTTATGGTGGAGATATTAAGGAGGTAAGCCTTGTTCTTTCAGGGGCAAATCCAGGAGCTGTGATCAGAGATGTAAGTATTATGCACAGCGATGGAAGCTTAACAGAAGATTGCATCATCTATACAGGTGAAAACTTAACATTTGCGCATTCTGACGCGGAGAATGCAGATAATAAGCCTGACGATGAAGAGAAAATAACAAAACCTGATGATACGAAAGACCAGCAGAAATCTGTGAAGACGATCAAAGAAATCTGGGATGCAATGTCAGATGAGCAGCGCGACCTTGTGTATAGACTTGTTGATGACATTATGCGTGAAAAGTCCGAAAACGAATCAGACGACAATCCCGAGAAAGACACAGAGGAGGAAAATGAATTGAAACACAACGTATTTGATGCAGAGACCGGAAATGCTGAAAATGTTTTGCAGCATGACGATATGATGGTTATCATGAGTGACGGAAAGAGATATGGATCTCTTAAAGAATCATTTTTGCAGCATGGCATAACTAATGTCGGAGTATTATTTCCGGATGCAAAGCCGGTTGGAGATGTCCCGCAGCTTATAACCAGGGACATGAACTGGGTTGAAAAGGTAATGCAGGGGGTTCATCATTCACCGTTTTCAAGAGTTAAGTCAATCTATGCAAATCTTACAGAAGATGAAGCAAGAGCTAAGGGATATATTAAGGGTAATCTTAAGAAGGAACAGGTGTTTTCGCTTCTTAAGAGAACGACTGACGCACAGACCATTTATAAGAAGCAGAAGATCGATCGTGACGATATGGTCGATATCACCGATCTTGATGTGGTTAAGCTCATCAAGGATGAAATGGCAATTATGCTTGATGAGGAGTTGGCAAGAGCTATTCTGATCGGAGATGGAAGAGAAACCTCTTCAGATGATAAGATTTCTGAAGATCATATAAGACCAATTCTCACAGATGCGGAACTTTACACGATTCATGAAGTTATTGATGAAGGCAGTAATGACTATGCAACGGCTAAGAATATGATTCGTGGAGCTGTTAAGGGTCGTAAGAAATACAAGGGCTCCGGCCATCCGATACTTTTTACCACAGAGGATTGGCTTACAAATTGTTTGCTGCTTGAGGATAAGAATGAGCGCGTAATTTATGATTCCATGGAGAAGCTCGCCACCGCAATGAGAGTGTCTTCGATTGAAACTGTCCCGCCAATGGAAGGAATGACGAGAACAGCATCTGATGGAACTAAGTATGATGTACTTGGTATCATTGTAAACCTCGCAGATTACAATGTTGGAACAGATCGCGGCGGAGAGAAGACACTGTTTGACGATTTCGACATTGACTATAATCAGATGAAATACCTTATAGAGACAAGATGCTCTGGCGCGCTTACAAAGCCATACAGTGCAATCGTACTTGAAAAGAAGGCGTCATCTGATTCAAGCGATGACTCATCAACGGAGGGAGACTGACAGTACTAAAGTGACCGTCGAGTCGGGAATCACGACAACTGAAGCTATCAGCGCTGCTTCTGACGGCACTACGCTCGTTCTGACTGAGAATAGCGGTATCGGAGTTCTTTCAGAAGACAAAAACATAACCATTGATTTTAATGGGCAGACATTAAGCGATCATAAGAACGCAACAGGTATCGGAACAATACTTGCGACATCAGGAACATTAACCCTTACAGGAGAAGGTACTGTTGACGGCGTAAATGCCACAGACTACGCAATTGCAGTATGGGCCAAAGGGGATGCTGTTGTTAATATTACAGGTGGCACATACATCAATGCAAGCCGTTCTGTAGATGATGAAGATGAAGTATTTGACTTGATTTATGCGTCAGGAAACGCAACAATTAACATTTCCGGCGGTACCTTTATCGGTGTAACTCCTGGGTGGACACTTAATGTCAAGGATGCTGATTTCACAAATGATAATGCTCATATTATTGTTACGGGAGGTAGGTTCTATAAATACGACCCGTCTAATAGCGATACAGAACCTGTTAAACCTGTATCGTTTGTTGCCGAGGGCTATCATGTGACGCAGGATGGCGATTATTATGTTGTTGAACCTGACTGAGGAGAAAAATCAAAATGAAATATTATGGCGTTATAGGCTTTATAGAAACAAAAGAAAATCCGGATGAGCCAGGTGTCTGGGAACCAACGGTTACCGAGAGACATTATTATGGTGATGTTATGCGCAACTCAAGGCGATGGGATAATTCGTCTTATGGGACTAACGGAGACATCAACATAAGTAATCAGATTTCTATAATGTCGGATTCATACGCCGCACAACACTTGCAATTTATGAAGTATATTGAATGGAATGGATGTAAATGGAGTATTCAGACAGTTGACGTCGAATATCCGAGATTGTTGATTACGCTTGGAGGTGCTTATAATGGGTACGAGGCTGGAACTTCATGAGAAATTGTGCACGTTTCTTGACAGCCGAAACGTATATTTTCAACCGCCTGAATCCATAAAAATGATTTATCCATGCATAGTATACGAATTAGATGGCATAAATAATCCGTATGCAAACAATATGCATTATGTTTATCATCATCAATATTCGATAACGCTTATTGCTAGAGAACGGTATAGTGAGCTTATAGATCGGTTTTTAGAGGTATTTAAAAATGCTTCTTTTAACCGGTCTTTTGTTAGCGGTAATTTGTATCACTTTGTCTATACTTTATACTTTTAACGGAGGTATTTTCAAATGTCTAAAGCAGTATGGGATGAAATAGGAAAACACGTTTACGAAACAGGTGTTGACCATGGAATGCTGTATCCGGAAGTAAATAATGCATATCCGGTTGGTTGTGTGTGGAACGGCCTTACAGGCGTTACAGAGTCACCTTCAGGTGCAGAAGCAACGCCGTTATATGCTGATAACATTAAGTATTTGAATCTTGTGTCCGTAGAGGAATATGGCGCTACGATTAATGCCTATACATATCCGGATGAATGGATGCAGTGCGATGGTTCAGCTGAAATAATGACAGGCGTTACAATCGGTCAGCAGCCGCGTAAAGAGTTTGGATTTGTATATAGGACCCGTATTGGAAATGATACACAGCTTGACAATTATGGTTACAAGCTTCATCTTATTTACAATGCGCTTGCTTCGCCTTCAGATCAGGAGCATTCGACGGTAAATGATTCACCAGAGGCAACTGAATTCAGCTGGGAGATCTCTACGACGGCTATTCCGGTCGAAGGATATAAACCTACGGCGACACTTGTTATCGATTCAACAAAGACTACCACGGCAGCACTTAAAGCCATAGAGGATGTTCTTTTCGGAACAGATTCTACAGATCCAAGACTTCCGCTTCCTGGAGAGGTACTTACAATCATGAAGAATGCGGACGCCGAAGAAACGTTTGTAACAGTAACTATAACAGAGCCTGAATCA